AAGTCAACATTTGAATATTTCTTTTCAAACTTTGCCTTTTCTCTTGCTACCCTTTCTGCCACAATGCGATTTACATCGTCCTGTGATAAAAGGTTTTCCTTTACAGTTTCCTGCGTTGCTACCTGCTCTTTACCTTCCGGTTGAGACGCAGTTGTCTCAGTTTCGTTTACCGCTGTGTTTTCCGCGTTCATTTTATATCCTCTTTATTAATTGGTTGAGTTCTACCACCTACCCTCAATTAGTAGTATGATTATATTTAGTAATATTGGCTTATTTATCGCTTTTTACGGCCGCCACGAGAAGGTTTTTTACGACCACCTCTGCTTGTTTTGGATTTTTTTCTCATTTTTTCTCCTATCAAACTTTTTACTGATGTTGTTGTTGTTACTGACATTTCATTACCTCGGCATTAATTTCTTTTTAAGTTTTTTTGGAGCAAACTGTCTTGCTGTTGAATAAGCAATAGCAACCGCTTGTTTTAAAGGACGTCCTGCTTTGATTTCTGCTTTTATGTTTTTGGCAATTGTCTTTTTACCATAACCTTTTTTAAGTGGCATTTTCTATTCCTTTCCAACTAGGATGCTCTTCCAATGGTTTTCTGTTTTTGTATCCTGCCAGTATCTCTTGTCTTCTCTTTTTAAGCAATGGATATAATCCTAACAAATTATTTCTTGCTTTGATTCCAGCAGTTTTAAAACCTTTGGTTTCATACCTATGTATGTTGTCGTTATACTCAGATAGAATACGCCTAATTTCTTGCTCCGTAGGAGTTTCACTTATCCAGTCCCGCTCAGGGATATATTTTCCCATTAAACACCCCTATTGAATAGTTGTGCTAACTCCGGATGTAATTCTTTAATCTGTTCATCGGTATAGCCTTCAGCAACCATTGAACGTAGATGTTCAATTAAATTATCAATTGATGTTACAGGAGGATGCTCAGCACGTTCTTGTTCTACAGTTTCCATCTCTTCTTCCATCTCTTCTTCACCCTCGCTCTCAGGCATCATGTCTTCTATGTATTCTTCTGTAATTGTTTCGTAAATTCTTTTATCAATTTCTGCGTTAATTCTTGGATCGCTAATGTTTGCTTCTTTTGCCATCTTTAACATAGCAATATCATTTGCTTTATCTTGAATTGAAAAACTTCTAGGATATTCAACTCCGCCATCCCATACTTTTCCTTGATACAATGCCCACAGTCTCCATATTTGTTCTTCTGCGTGTTCCATGTTCATAGCAAACGAACTTAATTTACTATTAAGTGTTTGAAACTCTGATGTTAATGCAACACCTGATAGTCTGCGACTTTCAACGCTTCTGATACCTGCCAATGAAGCACTTCTATCAATGCCTTCTACTTTTTTAGTAATAGCACTAAGAACACTTTCAATGCTTGTGCCATCTGGTTGTAAAAGGTAAGGACGTAGTCCTGGATCTAATCCCTGTGGCAATTGAATGATTGAACCAGCACCTGCACTTGCTTCCGTATCCACAGATTTTACGAGCGTCGGGTGGTTCGTTAATCTAACAATCTGTTCAATTTCACTACCAAACTCATATATTTCTTTTTGTATGTCAGCAATATCGCCTACAGCAGATACACCAACCCCACGGACGTTTGATCTTTGTGCATAAACACAAACCGCAGGTATTCTACCTAGGGTGTTAGGGACAGTTTCGTATAACTCACCAGTTTTATCTTTTCCATCAATTAGGTAGACATTGATTTCATCCTTGGTGTATTCCCTAATATACTGTCTGTCTTTTAGAACTTCTTCTTTTACTTTTAGGTATGTAAGTTCATAAAGTCCATTAGACTGTCTTTCATACTCCCAATCTAAAACATTATCAGGAGTAAACATTGAAACATAAGGTCTGATACCTTGATTTAATTCATCCGCTCTTGTTTTTGCGTTTGAGTTTACTTTGTCTACTAGCACCCATACATTACCATATACCATGGCATATGTGGATACATCTCTTAGGAATGAAAGCAATGAACGACCATCTAGATCTGCATCTTGCAAGAAAGGACGCAGTCCTGGATCTGTTTCTAGGCTTCCAAAATCTCTTTTAATTTCTTTTCTAAATAAAAAACTGTTGTAAAGATCCACAATGGATTTTACATGGTTGTCTAATCCAACCTGTCTTAATCTTTTTTCGTAATCATCACGGCTCTCATAATAATATGGCTCTAAGTAACGACCCATAAAGTAATCATATCCACCTTGATATGAATCACCTAAAAATTGCCATCTGTTGATATAAAATTTGTAGGCATCATGTGCTTCTACAATATAGTCAACGGCTATTTTGCCATCGCCTTTTATTACTCTGTCTCTAATCACGGGCATTAAGCGTATCTCCTTGCATTGTTATTGTTGCTACCAGTAAATGCCCAACGTTGTGGTGTTGTGCTTTCAAATTCTGTGCGTAATGGATATAAGAAATCAACCAAATATCCAACGGCATCAGCCATATGATCATGCACTCCGTCTTTGTCGATGACGTTTGTTCCCGGTTTATATACCATTCGTTCTAAACTATTAATTATGTTTTTGCACTTAGAATCAACAAATAATGAACTGTCACCTTTGCTGTTTTTAAGTTTAGCATTAACACTATTAACCCTGTCTCTAATTGGAGTATGGTTCCTTCTAACTTGAACTCCAAATCCTGCATTTTGCAGTATTGAAATATCTGTTTTACCACCAGCACTTGTTTTTAATGCCTTGCCCGCAGGATCAGGATACATTATAATTCTGCTGTTTGGATAACGTCTTTTTAATTCATCTGCTGTGTCTTCTGTGCTAGAACTATTCAATAATAATTCATCAATAAAGTAAATTGTGTTGTTTTCAATAACAGCAATAGCACTGGCTAAACTTCCGACGTTAAAGTCTTGTCCTACGTGTATTTCTCTAATATCTGGATTAGGATGTGATTTAATTGTGTAATTTCTATCAAAGTTATAATATACAACGCCTGAGTATGTGTTAAATGTTGCGAGATATTCTTGTTGAAATGTTTTTTCATCCATGTCTCTTTTTGCTTGTTCTATTTCATCTGCAGGAACATTGCCACCATCTAGTGTTGTGTATGTATGAGCACCCCAACCATCTGTGTTTTCTGCCATAATAAACATTTCATGGCTAAAACTTCCAACGCCTCTTGGTGTGCCTAAAAACATTGCTCTACCATTCTTATCTGATAGTGTTGGACGTAATACTTCTGTCCATACCCTTGGATCAATATCTTGAAACTCATCTAATACAATAAAATCCAAACCAACGCCTCTAAGGCTATCAGGATTATCAGCACCCTTAAGATGTATAACGGATCCATTTTTTAATCTCAACTTTAATTCTGCTTCATTGCTTTGATCAATCCAACGCAAGTCTTTTAATTTGTTTTTTAATTGATCCCAAACAATACCTTTGGCCATTCTATATGATGGTGCAACATACCAAACCTGTTGATCAGGCTTTGATGCCGCTCTTGCTAATTCTCTCATGGCAACGTGTGTTTTGCCAAAACGACGGCCAGTCACAGCAACGACAAATCTTTTTTCAAGTGCCGTATCAACAATGTTTTTCTGTGCTGGACTTAATGCCATTATTTTTTCTCCAATAAAATTTCAAAGCCTGCCGCAATTGAAGTTGTTGCTCCTGCTTTTGCTCTTATTTCAATATCTGTTTTTTCATCTAATACTGGTGGTATTTGCCATACACGTTGGAATGGAACACCAAAACTTGTAACCAATCCTGTAACCCTTAAAACACCGCCTGAAGGTCTTGTCATTAATTTTGCAACAACAGGTTGATTCTTTTCAACCGATAAATTGCCTGCTACTAGATAACCTCTATAGCCTGCTGGTATTGTGTATACCGCCATAAGTGTTTGTTGCATTTCTGCAAATATTTTAGCATAGACAACACCATCCTGTTGAATGGTTACGTTGCCTGTAATGTTTGTGCCACTTGCAACAAAGGCTCTAAACACCCTTAAAAATT